AAGGAATTGCACCTCCCTTATTCTATTTAGCTATTAAAAGTTGTACTTAAGACCGGCTTTAGTGCCGTAGCTTGTAGTATCACCAGTCAGGAATGACACTTCTCCATAGACAGAGAGTGCGTCGTTGATTCCATAGGAACCACCGGCTTTCCCGGACAGTTCAATGTCACCGTCCTCACCATCTGGTGCCAACAGCGCAGGTCCTCCCTGCACATACCAGCTAGCACCTTCGTAGCCAACGTGTACATCTGTCGCGGAACCGGTAAAGTCCGACCCCGAATATCCGGAATTCATTTCTACGTTAGCGTAAGGTCCGGCATGAGCTGCACCAGCAGAGATCAAGAGGCCAGTAATAATAATAGATTTCATGTTAAGTAAATAATGTGGTGGTTTATTTTTTGGTTTTGACACACTTGTCTTTACCGTTCTTGGTTCCTGCATATGAGTAACCTTTCCAGCAGGCTTTACCATCAGCCCCTTTAACTTTTTTTGATGAGGGTTTCCTTTTAGCAGGCACCTTTCTTACCTCCCTTCTTAGGGGGATGGCCTTTCTTAGTACCGTAAGTACCTTTACCATGTGGCATCAGCTTTTCTCCTTTGCAGAAGAGAGGGGAGTAACGTTCATATCATCACTCTCAACAACTTTTTTCTTAGTTGCAGCCTTCTTAGGTTTAGAAGTTGATTGCTGCTTTTGTTCGTAAGGCCTTACTGTCATCACCAAATACCAGGGATAATTTGTCCAGTCAGTGCATAAGCACCAAGTGCTGCCATGACACCTAGCATTGCTAGGCGACCATTCAGCTTTTCAGCATTGTCGTTGTGCAATTGATTCACGTTCATAATTTCAATGGGCGGTTCTTTGGCATATATGTTTGTTCGTCCACCATCTTCAATCACAGTACTCATCGGAAACTCACATCAGAACGTTCAAGTTTTTCCAGAAGATCATTCCGATATGTCTCATCACGGTCGTACCTTGGATCAGAGATTGCATCTACAACTTCTTGTTGGCTACGGAATACATCACGGCTATTAGAAGGGGGCTTACCTTGAAGCTGCACTCCTTCATAACCATTGGCATCAGTGAACCGTGCAGACAATCCAGCCATCATCAATTTAATTTGAGCAAGTGATCCAGTATCAATTACCTGATTGAATGCATCAGTTTCTGATTCAGAAAGAGATTCAGCAGCCCATTCAGTAATTTGATCGTACTGTTCTTGACCACCTACATCTGAAATCAAACTATTAATATCAGATTGTGATAGGTCTGGAGCAGCTTCTGCAGCAGGTGCATTAGCTTGTAGTTCAAGATAAGCATTGACAAGGTCAGCACTATCCATAGAAGCAAAGGCATCAAATGTCTCCTGGCTTAGCTCACCGTTCTCTGCCCATTCTTCAGATGCCTCTGAAATAAAAGAAGAGATTTCAGAAGGTTCTGACTCTTGTTCCTCTTCTACCTCTGCATCTGTTGATTCAGATTCCTCTTCGCCACCTTTACCTAATTGCTTTTGAGCCTCAAGGTAGCCTTTTTCAAGTTCATCAACGCTGTTATATTTACCAGCGAGCAATTGTTCTTGATCAGCACGTAGCTGTTGTCCAACTTCTAAAGAGTTTTGCTCATCAGGAGTTAGGACTTCAGACTCAGTACTATTATCAAATGTTAATGTTTCAGCCATCTTGTTGTGGTGTTTGTTGTTGGGTGAATTGTTGTGCTAACTCAGTAGCATCTGGATTCTTACTTGGGTCCATCAAAGGAGCAGACATCATTTGACCTGCCTGACTTAGAAGTGATTGTTGAGATGCCATTTGCTGTTGTTGCTGCATAGCTTCCTTCATCTGTTCTGGCGTCTTCACTAGGTTGAGAACATCTATACCTTGTGCAGCAGCTAGACGCTTGATCGCTTCAGATGGATCGATGTATTTCATCAATGCTTCAGGACCTAATGTCTGAGCAATCGTACTGATAAAAGCTGTGAGACTTTCACGGTCTTGACCACGACCAAGTGCATTAACACCTGCCACGATCTGTGGTTGAACATAGTCTTTCGGAATCTTTGGGAGCTGTCCGCTGCGTTGCATAACCATCAAGGTCCGAGCCAGGTATGGCTTCAAGAACTCAACAGTCAGCAAACTGAACAGTCCACCAAGTTGTTGTTCGAGTTCAAGCTGAGTGAGGCGTACCTCTTCAGCAGTAGTTCTCTCTGACTGTCGGATGTTCAGCAACAAGAAAGCTTCGCCAAGGCGGCGTTCGATCTGCTGTGCCATCTGTGAAGCAGTAGCAAAGTCTGCAGTCTTACCGACCTGAACAACAGCTACATCTTCAGGACGACCCTGAACAATTGCACCGTTACCTGCTTTGGCAATGGTCTGTGGTTTGGTACTGGCTGCAGGATTTACCAGGAATATCACCTTAGCTGCAGCCGAGCTGCCTTCAATCAGTGCCTGACTTAATGCTTCAAGAGATCTGAGATCACCTAAGAACTCCTCTACTCTGCCTCTTCCATAATCTTCTCCATCAACTGAATTGAATCGAAGAGTCAACCATGGCGAAGCATTAGCAGGTGCTGTGCTACGTGAACCAGCAATGATGTTGTCATCAACTTCTTGATGCCACACCCAAGAGCCATTATCTTCACGACGTACGTAGGTGTAGACCTCAGCATCAGCATCGTTATCACCTTTACCGCTAACAGTTAAAGGATCAGGAGCTGGATCAATGCCAAGCAACTTACGATTAACAAGTTCCTTAGTAACGATCTCGCATACGTAACCGTTACCATCGCGACTGACTACATAGCGATTCAATGGAAAATTCTTTAGTCCATCCTTACCCATGAAGATCATTGCATTACCACCAACAATCAAATGCTTGAGTGCTTGGTGTACGACAACACGATCACTAGAAGCAGAGATCTTATCCATGACCATACGTTCCATTTTTGCAAACGAAAGGTCAAGCTCACTACGTGCTTCAGGGGGGAGGTCTTCTCCTAACTTGTCATCACGTACTTGTAATTTAAAGAACGAGGTCTGTGGAGGTAGAAGCGCAAGCATAAGCTTGGCTGCCAAAGTCACTACAGCTTTGGCCCCAACCGATTGCCAGGGTGTGCTAAGTCGCTTATGGTTTTGTCTTACATTAAGATCATCAGTAATCAGATAAGGCAGCGTCAGTTCAGAACACTCAACTGCAATATCTAGGAATTGATGCCTGTCAGATGACAGTTGATTGTACCGTTCTTTCGCTTTAAACATTTAGACCTCCAGTGGATCCACCGGCTGATGTTTGCTGTAGTGGAATCTTTAGATCACTCGCACCTACACGCTTAGCTTTAGACGTAGACATCTTCTTAGCAAAATCAACCTTAGGCTTCTGGTCTTTGTCAGTTAATGACTGAGGTTTAGGTGGAGCCGTAGGTGCTTCAGGTGCTTTCTTTTGAATAGGTGGTAACTTAGGGGGATCAGGTGGCTCGGGTGGCTTAAGGCCAAGGATGCTTGCAATACACATTAGTTTTGATCGAGTCGATTGATTAGCCATTCGACAACAGAACGTTGTCCAGATTTATACATAATCTGGCTTAGGTTATTGTCAGGCGATGGTGTTACGGTTGGAAAAAACTCCTCCATTTCCAGGAGGATTTGTTCCGGGCTTGGTCCGAATAAAGGTTCAAGCGTATTGGGGGAGATTGACATTCGAGTGCTCAAAAAAGGCCGGCATACGTGCTGACTTGGTGAAAGAAAGCTCAGGAGCTTTGCCTTGATACATCAAGTTGTCACTAGAATCCAGCCAAAATTTTTTGTCTAAATATTTATCGGTGTTGCTACCGAGTGGTTGCATCACCCAATTGATTGTTGCTTTACGTAGCTTGTCAAGACTTGGAGAGATCTCCAGTCCTAGTTCTCTACATACAATCGAGTTAGTTGCGACATGAATCTGTTCATCCCTGGAAATATCAGCACTTACGGTACGCATTCCACTGTCACCATTAGCGCGCAGCAATGGTAAAAGAACGAAGAAAATTGCACGCTCGGCAACCATCGCTTTGAGGATCGTGTGATCTGGATGCGCTGTCCAAGCATCACGTAACCGTAACGCTTCAGCTTCAGCCTTTTGATCAACCCCGTAAGCATTGGCAATGTAACCAAGTGCCAGGTCGTGGTTCTCTTC